AAAAGCGTGGGCATAGCAACTCGCCGTCTGTACGGCTTCCGGCAAACTTAGAACGTCACGCAGAGTAAGCCCCAGGTGGGTTGACCCAGGAGGTCGTCATGTCCGGTCCGCTGCCCGATCCGAACCGTCGCCGTCGTAACGCGCCGGTGATCCCTACGACGAGTCTGCCGCTGTCGGGCACCGGCGAGGACGCGCCGGATGTTCCGTCGTGGGCCGATCTCGGGGTGCGCGGCTCGGCGTGGTGGGTGTGGGCGTGGGCTTCTCCGCAGGCTGCGGCGTGGGGCGTGTCGGTCGGCTTCGAGTCGATCGTGGCTCGGCGAGCGTCGCTCGAGGATGACTTTGTGCGTGCCGACGACTACCGGGGCCGGTTGGCTGTGATGCGTGAGATGCGCGAGCTCGACGACCGGCTGGGTCTGTCGCCGAAGGGCATGGCCGCGTTGCGTTGGACGATCGTCGACGACCGCGGCGACACGGCGGCTGCGTCGGACGGCGACAACGTAACGAGCATCACCGGTCGGCGGAGCCGACTTGCAGCAGCCGATGCCTCGTGAGCTGATCCGCGCGAAGGAGCACGACCGGAATCGGTCGCTCGGCTGGCTCGCGTGGGCGTGGATCGAGCATTTCTGCGTTCACGGTCCCGGCGACGTGCAGGGCTCTCCGCTCAGCGGCGTCGATGGGCTTCCGTTGGACGACGAGTTCGGCGTGTTCGTGGTGGACTCGTATGCGCATGACAAGTCGGGCCGTCGTCTGTACGACGATGAGTTCCTGTCGCGTGCGAAGGGGCGTGCGAAGTCTGAGCTGGGCGGTTTCCTCGCTCTGTTCGAGGCGTTCGGTCCGTGCCGGTTCTCGGGGTTCGCGGAGGGCGGCGAGGTTTTCCGGTGGCGCGACTTTTCGTATCCGTATGAGCCTGGCGATCCGATGGGCCGCCCTGTGGTGTATCCGTTCATCCGCTGTCTGGCGACTGAGGAGCAGCAGGCGGGCAACACCTACGACAACGTCTTCTTCAATCTCGACGAGGGCCCTCTGTCTGAGGATCTGCCGTCGACTGCGAACGGCCTCACCCGTGTGTTCCTGCCGGGCGGCGGCGAGATCCGGCCGAGCACCGCGAGCAACTCGGCGAAGGACGGCGGCAAGGAGACGTTCGTCGTGTTCGACGAGACGCATCTGTACACGTCGCCTGAGCTGCGCCGCATGTATGCGACTGTGAACCGGAACAAGTCGAAGCGTCGCGAGTCGTCGCCGCATTCGCTGCAGACGTCGACGATGTACCAGCCGGGCGACGAGTCGGTCGCGGAGCGGACGCATGAGCGTGCACGTCTGATCCGCGAGGGGAAGGTGCGCGAGTCGCGGCTGCTGTTCGATCATGTCGAGGCACCGGCCGACGTCGACCTCACGTCGAAACCGGCGATCGTCGCAGCGTTGCGCGAAGTCTATGGGCCGTTCGCGGACGCGATGGACTTGGACGGGATCGTCGAGCGTGAGTTCTGGAACGTCGAGCGTGACGTCGAGGACTCGCGCCGCTACTTCTTCAACCAGCCGACCGCCGCCCGGGATGCGTGGACGACACACCCGGACTGGGAGGCGAATCACCGGCCCGACCTCGAGCCGCTGACGGACGGGACCGAGCTTGCCCTGTTCTTCGACGGGTCGAAGTCTGACGACTCGACCGGTCTGCTCGGGGTGCGGGTGTCGGACGGCGCGCCGTTCCTGCTCGGCGCATGGGAGCGGCCCGAGAGGGTCGACGAGTGGCGTGTCGACACCGCCGACGTCGACCGTGTCGTCCGCGATGTGTTCGAGAAATATGAGCCGCTGGTGTTCTATGCGGACGTGCGCGAGTTCGAGCAGCACATCGACTCGTGGGCGGCCGACTTCGGCGACCGGCTCCTGATCGACGCCACACCCGGCCGGGCACGGCATGCGGTCGCATGGGACATGCGCGGCCGTGACAAAGACTTCACCGAGGCCGCGATGCGGACCCTGGTCGACATCGGAGACAAAGCCGTCCCGCATGACGGGGACAGCAGACTTCGGCGGCATGTGCTGAACGCTCGCCGCCGACCGAACAAATACGGGGTGTCCGTCTCGAAGACGGGACGCGAGTCCCCGCAAAAGATCGACTTCGCCGTCTGCCTCATCGGAGCCCGCAAGGCATGGCGCGACCTGCTCGCCTCGACCGCGTATCAGAAGCGGCAGCCGAAGCGGACCGGCAAAGCCTATTTTCGATGAGGAGGACCGCGCAGTGGCGATGAGCAAGAAGGCGGCCCTCGACGCGGCCAAGTACATCCTCAACGGGCCGCGGATCGTCGAGGCGACACGTCTGAACCGGATCGCGGACGCGATGAGGCCGTGTGGGCCGTATGACACGCCGCGCGTCGAGATCCCGTCAGACGCACCCGACTCGCTGAAGCGGCTCGCCCGTAAGTCGTCGACGAACGTCCTCCCGCTCGTCGTGGACACGTTCTCGCAGGGCATGAAGGTCGACGGCTACTACTCGCCCGGGTCGCCCGACAACGCGGCCCCGTGGGAGTGGTGGCAGCGGAACGGCTGGGACGCACGGCAGACCGGTGTGCATCATGCCGCGCTGCAGTACGGAACCGCGTATGAGACGGTTCTGCCCGGCGACACCGGCCCCGTGTGGAAGGGTGTGTCGCCGCGTGCGATGACCGCCCTGTACGGGGAGGCCGACGACGAGTGGCCGGTGATCGCCCTCCACGTCAAGCTCGACGGGTCCATGTGCCTCTACGACGAGGAGATGGCGTATCGGTTCGGGCTCGAGTCCGCGCTTCCGAAGGGTGTGAAGATCACCGATCCGGCGATGACCGTCGTCGTGAACGGGCTTTCGCTCGTCTACATCGACCAGCAGGCGCACGGCGTCGGAGTTCCCCCGGTCGTCCGGTTCCGCGATCGGATGCTTCTCGACGGGGAGGAGCATCACGGCATCGTCGAGCCGCTCATCTCGATCCAGAACCGGATCGACGAGACGACGTTCGGGATGCTCGTCACCCAGTATTTCGCGGCGTTCAAACAGCGGTATGTGATCGGCTGGGTTCCCGAGTCCGAGGCCGACGCGATGAAGGCGGCGGCGTCGGACGCGTGGTATTTCGACGACCCCGACGTGAAGGTCGGACAGTTCCAGGAGTCCGACCTGACCCGCTACATCGAGTCGAAGAAGTCGGGCATGCGGGATCTCGCCGCGATCGCGCAGCTACCGGCGCAGAACCTCGGCATCGACGGCATCAGCAACATCAGCGACGCCACCCTGGCAGGGTTGGAGACGGCGAAGAACCGTCGCACCGACGAGATGGCGACGTCGATCGGCGAGTCGCATGAGCAGGCGTTCCGGCTCGCAGCTCACATCGCCGGTGACGCGACCGCCGCCGCCGACTATCAGGCCGAGGTCAAGTGGAAAGACTCGACCGCGCGGTCGTTCGCGCAGACCGTCGACGGGCTCGGGAAGCTCGCGACGATGCTCGGCGTGCCCCCAGAGCTGCTGTGGGAGGACATCCCCGGCTGGACGCAGCAGAAGGTCGACCGGGCGAAGGCCCTCCTGGCGGAGCAGCCTGATCCGATCGGCAGTCTGGCCGCGACTCTGGACCGCCAGGCCAACGGGCTTTCGACGGCGTAGAACGTGGCTGCGACCCTCGCCGCTACCCGCGACTATCAGCGTTCGCAGGTCGCGCTTCGTGCCGTCACCTATCGGGAGGTCACGAGGCTGTGGCCGCTGCTCGACACGGAGAACCTCGACAGCACGTTCGCAGTGTTCGCCGCAGCCGTCCTCCGTCTGATCCGACAGCAGCGTTCGTCGTCCGTCCTGCTCGCCCGCTCATATATCGACGCAGCACGCGCCGGTGTGCCCGGTCGGCAGCCCGTCGTCGAGTCGCCGCCCGTCCCAGTTCAGGCGATCCTGATCTCACTGCGCGTCGTGTCTGTCATCTCGATAAAGAAAGCAGTCACCGGGGGCCGGACACCGCGCGCCGTCGCAGTGAAAAACGCGCTCGTCAGGACGATGGGAGCGGTCGACAAGTGGGTCGGCGACGGCGGACGCGAACTGATCCGCGACAGCCTCGCAGCGGACCCGGCAGCTCGCGGCTACATCCGGCGAACGCTCGGCACCTGTAAGTTCTGCGCAGATCTCGCGGGGAAGCTCAACGGTGCCGGGGAGTTCTTCCCGCGACATGACAGTTGCGGATGTCAGCCTGAGCCCGTCTACACGTTCTCACGCAACGCGCAGCCGACTCTGACGTGGCGGAAGGTCGAGTCGTCGACGCTGAACGACGGCACGAGACTCGGCGCGCGAGTCGCCGCGAAAGCGAAGCAGGTCTATCAGCTCGGCGAACATCAGCTAGTCATCGAGACGAGCATGACGAGGGCGCAGACTGCCGCGCTCATGGACGACATCTCGGCTGCTCTCGACGCCGTCGCCGAGCAGATCGGCAAGAGGGTCCGATTCCACGTCCCGTCCGGCGACCCGAAGTTCCGTGGAACGAAGCGGATCACCGGCGCGTATGTCACCGACGGAGTCGACACGGTCTATCTGAACCCGAAACTAGCGGCGGGTGAGTTGCAGCAGCTCGATCTCGCCGCTCTGATGGACGCGGCGCAAGAGGCCGGGTTCCGCCGCTACACGATCTTCCACGAACTCGGGCACGTCATGGACAACGTGCACAGCCATAGCCACCACCACGGCGGCTTCACACCCTCAGGGATACAACTGCCGCGAGTCGTCGAGCAGCTCGCACGCGACCTGTTCGAGAAATATAAGAACTACCGGATGCCGCTGTCGCGCTACGGCCGGACGAACCCGGCCGAGGCATACGCTGAGGCGTGGGCGCAGTGGATGATCGGCGGACCGGGCAGTAACGAAGTCGCCGACGCCTACGCCGCCGCATTCCACTGGAGACGACCATGACCACTCTGAGCATGGACCCCGACGCGCTCGACCCCGCCGAGATCGACTGGACGAAAGTCGACGACGCCGCTCTGCACGACGCAGTCCGAGCAGACATCCCGCAAGCCGTCGCCGAAGCCGAACGCCGCGGCTACTGATTTTTCCCGCCCCAGGAGGGCGAGGACGCAACACCACACCGACGCCCCAGGAGGGCACATCATGACCACCGAGCCGATCACACCGCCCGCCCCCGCCCAGACGCCCACACCGCAGCCTGCGGCGTCTGACGCTGCTTCACCGGCACCGGCCGCCCAGGCGGCAGCCGACGCTGCGCCGCAGCACAACATCGACGAGCTGCCCGAATGGGCACGCGAGTCGATCAGCAAGGCGAACCGTGAGGCGGCGCAGTTCCGAACCCAGTTGCGCGAACTCGAGCCGATCGCCGCGAAGGCGCGCGAGCTCGAAGAGGCGCAGAAGACGGAGCAGCAGCGGCAGGCCGACGCGCTGACAGCAGCCCAGGAGGCCGCTACGCGCGCACAGTCCGAGGCCGTGCGATACCGCGTCGCGGCGACGCACGGCATCAGCCAAGACGACTTCGACCTGCTCGGCTCCGGTACCGAGGAAGAGATCACGGCGCGCGCCGTCCGCATCGCGGACCGGAACGCGCAGATCGCGGCCCTCCAAGGGAGGCCTGTCGCCCCCGGCAGCGAACGTCCGGTCGAGCAGCTTCGACCGGGCGCGACCCCCGGTGAGCAGCAGTCCGAGGACGACGTCCTCTACGCACAGATCTATCCGCAGGGATAGCGCGCACAAGCACACTCATTCAACTCCGAAAGCGAGGCCAACCTAATGGCCGAATACCTGCCCCTCTACAAGCCGGGCCAGGCGATCACCCGACAGGCGTCGGCGACCATCACGGCGGGCCAGCTTGTCCGCGTGTCCGGTTCCGGCACCGTCGCCGCCGTGTCCGCGC